AAGCCGCAAAATCACAAAATAAAAAAGTTAAAATAACAGAATTCGAAGTAGATTATAGATCCATACAGAAATCAGATTTAATTTTTCGTGTTATGACTTTTGATCATATTCCAGATGAACCAGGACGCAAAAAAACACCAAAAACTATAGCTGATACAAAAACTAAACTTAATTTTCCACCATTTCAACATTATAAATTTGATGAAGATGACAATTTGGTATGCATAGGAAAAAGTCATTGGGAAGGTGGAATGGAAAACGGATGTTTTTCTAAAGCTCACGGAACAGCGACAAACGAATTAGCAAAAATGTGGATGAAATTAGTTGACAGATATGCAACAAGAGGTAATGTTAGAGGATACACATATAATGACGAAATGAAAGGACAAGCTATTTTACAATTATCACAAATAGGTTTACAATTTGACGAATCAAAGTCAAATAATCCTTTTGCTTACTATACTGCGGCTGTAACTAATTCATTTGTTAGAGTGATAAACTTAGAAAAGCGTAATCAAAATATTAGAGATGACATTTTAGAAATGAACGAGCTAAAACCAAGTCATACTAGGCAACACCAAGGTGAATGGGAAGCGGCCTTACGTAGAGAAGCAGAAATTAAACCAATATAAAGGTTGCTTTTAAAGTATTTTTAGTTTATACTACACTCATAGCGGAGTATTCTATTGTTTAAAAAATCAGCAGTATTTACAGACCTTCATTTAGGTATGAAAGGCAATTCTCGAGTCCATAATCAAGACTGTGAGGATTATATTAATTGGTATATTGACACAGCAAAACAAAATAATTGTGAAACAGGTATATTCTGTGGAGATTGGCATCATAATCGTAATAGTTTGAACCTTACAACCATGGATCACACCATAAGATGTTTAGAAAAACTAGGTCAATCGTTTGAAAATTTTTATATGTTTGCTGGTAATCATGATTTATATTACAAAGACAAACGTGATGTAAAGTCTACAGAGTTTGCTAGGCATATACCTGGTATTACTGTAATAGAAGATATACTTGTTAAAGATGATGTAGCTTTAGTTCCTTGGTTGGTTGGAGAAGAATGGCACCGTATAGAAAAGATACAATCTAAGTATTTGTTTGGTCATTTTGAACTTCCTAGCTTCTATATGAATGCAATGGTGCAGATGCCTGATACAGGTGAATTAAAAGCAGAACATTTTAAAAATCAAGAGTATGTGTTTAGTGGACATTTTCATAAAAGACAAAAACAAGGAAAAATACACTATATTGGTAATGCGTTTCCGCACAATTATGCAGATGCATGGGATGATGCTCGTGGATTGATGATACTTGATAGAGAAAATAATGCAGAACCTGTATATATTGATTGGCCAGATTGTCCAAAATACAGAACTGTAAAGCTATCACAACTAATTGACGAAAAAGATACATTGATAAAACCAAATATGTATTTGCGAGTAACATTAGATTTACCTATTTCTTACGAAGAAGCAAGTTATGTAAAAGAAACGTTTATAGAGCAGTATAATTGTAGAGAAATTACTCTAATACCACAAAAACATATTGAAGAAATTAGTACAGAACTTGATATAGAACAATTTGAAAGTGTAGATCAAATTGTTAGTAATGAAATTCAAGCTATTGATAGTGAACAGTTTAATAAAAAACTACTATTGGACATTTATAACGAGTTAGCATGATACGTATAAAAGATTTAACAGTAAAAAACTTTATGAGTGTAGGTAATGTTACACAGGCAATTGATTTTAATAAAGAACAACTTACATTAGTACTTGGTGAAAACTTAGATCAAGGAGGTGATGACACAGGATCACGTAATGGTACTGGTAAAACAACAATTATCAATGCATTAAGTTATGCATTATATGGAATGGCATTAACTAACATCAAACGCAACAACTTAATTAACAAAACAAACTCAAAAGGTATGCTTGTTACACTAAATTTTGAAAAAGATAACAACAAATACCGTATAGAACGTGGAAGATCACCAAATGTTCTAAAATTTTATATAAATGATCACGAGCAACAAGACGAACTATCAAATGAATCACAAGGAGATAGCAGAAAGACTCAAGAAGATATAAATTCTTTAATTTCTATGAGTCATGATATGTTTAAACACGTTGTTGCACTCAATACATACACAGAACCATTTTTAAGTATGCGAGCAAACGATCAAAGAGCTATTATAGAACAGTTGCTTGGTATAACGATACTAACAGAAAAAGCAGAAGCTCTGAGAGAAAAAGTAAAACTAACAAAAGACGGTATTGCCGAAGAAACAATTAGAATAAATGCTATTGAAGCAAGTAATAAAAAGATCGAAGAAAGTATTGACCAGTTAGCCAATAGGCAAAGAGCTTGGACATCTAAGCAATCTAAAGATATTGAAAAATTTAAAAGTGCGATAAACGAATTAGAACAATTAGATATTAATAAAGAGCTAGATGCTCACGAAAAACTTACAAACTGGATTGAACATAACAATAGATTAACAAGTTTAAACAAAGAAAAAGCTACACTTGAAGCCGCACTAATGAGAGCAAATAAAAGTGTAACAAAAGCACAAAAAGACACACAAGACCTAGATGATGCTGTCTGTTATACCTGTGGACAAGCTTTACATGGTGATAAAAAAGCAGAAATACAAGAAAGAAAACAAAAAGAACTTGATGATGCTGTAGCATATGAAAAAGAAGTTACTAGAAAACTAGATGCTACTATGTCTTTTTTAAATGAAATAGGCGATATAAATGGTAAGCCAACAACATTTTATGAAACAGCAAAAGAAGCTTATGAACATAGAAACAACGTAGATAATTTACGTCAAGCACTGATAAGTAAAGAGCAAGAGGAAGATCCTTATCAAGCACAAATAGATGATTTAACAAATACTGCACTACAAGACATAGTGTGGGATAAAGTAAATGAACTAACAAACTTGAAAGATCATCAAGAGTTTTTATTAAAACTATTAACTAATAAAGATTCTTTCATAAGAAAAAAGATAATCGATCAAAACTTAGCATATCTTAATAACAGGCTAACATACTATTTAGACAAATTAGGCTTACCACATCAAGTTTTATTTCAAAATGATTTAAATGTAGAAATTACACAACTAGGACAGGATTTAGATTTTGATAATTTATCAAGAGGTGAACGTAATAGACTGATACTAGGCATGAGTTGGGCATTTAGAGATGTTTGGGAATCATTATATCAAGGCATTAACTTACTATTCATTGACGAGCTAATAGACTCAGGAATGGATACTGCTGGAGTAGAAAGTGCTTTAGCTGTATTGAAAAAAATGGGTCGAGAAAGAAAGAAAAATGTTTTTCTAATTTCTCACAAAGACGAGCTTGTTGGGCGTGTAAATCATGTTATGAAAGTAATAAAAGAAAATGGATTTACAAGTTATGAAAATGATGTGGACATTATAGAATGAATGACGACACACACGACAAACTTGTACAAACATATTTAGAATATTTTAAGGCAAATGAACAATTTGAACGAGGTCCTAGTCTAAGAACAAAAAGAAATGCTAGAGAGTTATTAAGAAAACTTAGAGACTTGGCAAAAGTTAGGCAAACAGAAATAAAAGAAAAATATGACATAGTCCTTGATGACATAAGAGCATCTGGCAAATGGGCAGGCAATATAGGTAAATCAAAAAAGACAAAGAAATAAAATAGTTTGAATACATAAAGTATGAGTTGGTTATATAAAGGTAAACAAGTAAACGAAATATCAAATGAATACGAAGGATTTGTTTACTTAATAACAAACTTAACAAACAATCGCAAGTATGTAGGCAAAAAATTATCAAAGTTTAAAACTACAAAACCACCACTAAAAGGCAAAAAGAATAGACGCAGAGGTCACAAAGAATCAGATTGGCGTGACTATTGGGGAAGTTCAGACAAACTCAATGAAGATGTAGAGGCGTTAGGTCCAAAAAATTTTACAAGAGAGATACTTTACTTTTGTAAATCTCGTGGTGAAATGTCATACTTAGAGGCAAAAGAACAATTTGACCGCCGTGTGTTAGAAACGGATGAATATTACAATGGAATAATAAATGTGAGAGTAGGCGGTTCAAAGATTCTAAGAGAAAATTTAAAGGCACATCAGAACACTGTTTGATCGGGGTAGCTCGATCCGTCAAGAAACTGCATGAAAGATTGCGGTTGGTGTGATGTTGTTCAACAAGGCTGTATGCTACGAAAACCCCTTAGCGATAGGAACGAAGCGGGGGATAGCAGAAAAAGTTGCGAAGCAAAAAAAAATTTTTGCAAAAATTTTTACTGCGATGTCGACGTAGGTTGGGAAAGGTCAGAGCCCAGTAGCAAAGTCAAACACCTACTTCCGATCTCGGCCATGCTACTCGTATGAAGCTTGAGAAGATGGAACCTGTGTGATGGTTCCGTCTGACCAATTTATCTGTATGAAACGTAAGTGCTTCGCACTTAATTAAATATAAAAATGTGTTTGAGCAAAGCGAAAACACAGATGAACATCGTTCATCTTAGAATATATAAATACATACATAACACTTGGAACAACTCTAGATGAAGATATTACAAATTATAAGTGAGGAAATTGCAACAGGAACATCGGTTATAATTTCCGATACAAAGTCAACACGTAGAGGCTCTAGGACATATAAGAAAACATATGTATGGAACGGAACTAATTGGACATTTAATGGTACTCCAGTTTCTGATGAGATTGCTAAAAAAATAAATGCTTCTGACACAGTTAAAAACATTAAAAAAGCCAACAAAACCACTGGCAAATTATCTATCAACAATGAATCTGTTACTTCACAGCAAGTTGGTAAGAACAAATTTGTTGTTACCTTCAAAGACACTGATGGAAAAGTAAAGTCTGTTAGATTTACAGATCCAAAACTGGCCGCAGGAGCCGCAAAATCAATAAGAGGTGGTTCTACTCTTGCACAAGTTACAAATCTATTGCCCAAAGACAGTTTCAAAGTTTTAAATTTTGGAAACAAATGGACCAGTATGATTACAGGTGCGGCAATGTCAAAAGAACAAATTGCCCGTTACATTCAAAAAATTAAAGATAATCCTAAGGCTCCCGGTGCTCAAAGATTCCTAGCGATGGTAAATGGACCTGCTTGGTCTAGTCTTGCAAAATTTGCTGGAATAGCAGGCTTTAGTGTTGTATTGTATCAAACATTTGTTATCAATTATGATATAGTGTCTAATACACCTTCTGAAGAGTTTGAAAACGGAGAAAGTGAAAAAGAAAATCTACTAGATGTAATTACTGGATTGTTTGTTTCTCAAGTTGTACTAGGCCTTGTGGCAGTATTAAGACTAGCCAAAACAGGAAAAACATTTATTAATTTGATTAGAGCTCCTGTGCGAGCTATTCAAGCTGGAGCATTGGTAACAGGAGTTGGAACTGTACCTGCAATAATTACTTTCTTACTTTCTGAAACAGCATTTTTTATTGCTCTTACTGCACTTGCAAATCCAACTGTGCAATTGAAACTGGCTGAATGGGTAGCAAGTTGGTGGGCAAGCAACTTGCTTTTTGCTACCATAGGCAATGTAACTGATGTTACTATGAAGACTTTGGATAGTCTTACCGATGGTGCTATAGGTGGAGATACATTAAGAGATGCAATAGGATTCAAAAAAGGTGTTGCTAAAATGCCAGCAGGTACTGCTTGGGCATCTAGTGAATGGGCAAAGCTGGCTTTCCAAGATTTAATTTTTCCACCAGACATGAATAAAATCAAAGTTCCATGGTTGATGCCTGCACAAAGAAAGACTGCAATATTCGATGCACTTGAGATGAAAGCACCTTCTTCTTCACAAGATGCTCAACCTACTATAACACCTGCAACAGATCCATATGCTGAACCTGGCAGACCAGGAGGCATGAATACTCCGCCACCAGCACCTCCGCAAATAGATATTGACCGTCCTGGTCCACAATA